ATGTGGTTGCTCAAAAGAAAAATAGACAGGGAAAAACGGGGCGTTGAGGGTCACAGTAAACCATGAGTGAAACAATAAGACTTGAGTTAACCGCAGAGCAATCTGCAAATTTTTATTTCTTGTTCAAGGAAGATGAAAAGGGAAAGATTGGAATGTTAAAAGCAACTGCTTTGGATTTAACTTTTTTAGAAGATGGTGGAATAGACACCAAGATTGTATGCGAGAAGAAAGGGTGACATGGAGCTATTCAAAAACGAATTGTTCAAGTTATTCAGTGTCAGAAACGAGTGTGATGCTGTTGTAATATTGGATGTAGACATGAATCACGCCAAGGTTATTACGCATGTGTATTACACGAACGAAAAGCCTTGGGGCAAGGGAACGGCTTCTAGGGTAGAACAATCGTTCAAGGGAAAGAATGCAGAAGAAGGAGCGAAAGCCTATTTCGACAGATTCTGCAAAACTGACTTGATGGAAATGATAAGGTTCAGAAAAAAATCAAAGGAAGCGCATGAAGTTTGAATTCAATGTCAAGGGAGAGGTATGGAAGTTGATTCAGTTTGATGGAAGAACTGCCATTCCTCATTCCTACAGGCATTGCAGTTTCTACATGCTGAAAACAAAAAACGGCCTGATGCGTTTGAGTGAATTGGATTGGGTTTGGTATACCCCGAATGATCGGGCCGTTATAAGCAATGAAATGAAAAATTTCATCATGGAGGCTGTTTATGCTCGTACTGACTAGAAAAGAAGGTGAGTGCCTTTTGGTTCAAAAAGACGGGAACGAAATGGTGCTTGAAATTCGCAAGGTTCGTGGCAGACATGTTTCCATGTCATTCAAGTGTGGAAAGGAATGGAAGATAAGACGAAAGGAATTGGATGAAAGACCTGAGCGAAAAAATTCTAAATGAGGACATAAACGATCTTAGAAATTCCAATTGGTTCTTGTTTGCCATGTTCATGATTAATCTTGCTATTGGGGCATACAACATGATGTCGTTGGAACAGTTTCAGGATGAAGTCAGATTGCAGGTGGCTAAGGAAGTGGAAGAAAGAGACAGGTTGGGCATGTAATGAAGAAAAGTGATGTGGAACAGCAATTGGAATACATGGATCAGGACGAAATGCTGGACATTCTCGAAGAGGTCTTGGCTCATCCTGATTATGAGAGGGATGATTACACCCAGATGATGCATGATCTGCTTGAAAAAGGCAGGGAAATGAAACTGAAGTATGTGCAAATAAAGGCAATCAAAACACACCTTAACTTTCAGAGCAAGGTGTGGTATTGAAGGGACTCAACAGATGGACAAACACGATTAATGTTTCACGGAGGAACGGAAATGAAAGTATTGGGAATAGATTTTGAAACAACCGGGTTGGATGCTGAGAAAGACAGAATAATCGAGATCGGTGCGGTGTTGTGGGATACGGAAAGCGGAATCCCACTGAAGATGCAGAGTGATTTTGTGTTTTATGTCGATTCTAAAGAGGGAAGGGCCAAACCGCCACTGCCAAATTCATCGGGCGTGTTTGCTGAAATCATTACGTCAAAGATTGAAAAGTTGACCGGCATTTCAAGTGACATGTTGTGGGATCATGGAGTCCCAGCAGATATGGCTTTGTCACGTTTGATTGGAATGGCGGGAAGGGCCGATTATCTGGTTGCACACAATGCCTCTTTCGACAAGGAGTTTTGCAGGATTGCCACAAAGGGAGTGATAGACAAGCACTGGATTTGCACCATGAAGGACATCAACTATCCAGAGGGCATGGGCAAGGGCGATCTGACATCAATTGCAGCAAGACATGGGTTTTTAAATCCGTTTGCTCACAGGGCGTTGTTTGATGTTCTGACCATGTTTAATATAGCTCAGAAGTATGACTGGAAGGAAACAATCCATCGTTCCCTTGCAGGTGAGGTGACGTTCAAGGCACAGGTGGACTACAACAACAGGGATAAGGCGAAAGAGGCTGGGTTTCACTGGGATGGCAAGAAATCCATTTGGTTCAAAACTATCAAGAATTTGCCGCAGGATGTGGAGAGGCTTGTCGGAGAGGCCGACGAAATAGGTTTCTCTGTAGTGAGGTTGAATTCAATTGAAGGACGAAGAAAAGACTGAAATCCTGCTTGAAGCTATCAATGTATATGGACTATCCAATCAACTTCTGGTTCTTTCCGAAGAATGCTCTGAAGTAATCAAAGAAATCATGAAAATCAAACGATGGCACAAGACATCGGACAAGTGGCAGTCTCTCATTGAAGAGATTGCCGATCTTGACGTTGTGCTTGATCAATTCAAGCTCATATATATCGACGATATATTAGAGGCAAAGGATAAAAAAATGGAGCGACTTAAAGGTCGTCTGCAGGAACAGAAGGGAAATTATTTATGTTGAGAAGCGAAGAACAGTTAAAGAAATCTGAATTGAAGAGTGTCGATCAAATTGAAAAAGAGAATGATGACAGAAGGTGCTCTTTGTGCGGTGATGAGAGAAAGAATTCGGCATTCATGGTCGAAAACAAGGATTTTTGCATATGTTCCAACTGCATCGGAACGATGGCAAGAAATGCATTCGAGAAATTCCCGGCATGGTCGAAGCAGGTTTTGTTTAAAAAAAAGGTCAATGGATTCACGCACCACATGATGGCTGATCTGGTTACTGGTAAAATGATGTGGGGGATGATTCCAGAAACCATTAAAGAGGGGAAACCGGATGAAAAGAAAGACAACAAGCAAGGTCGTGCCACAAAGAAAAACACCGGCCAAAAAAAACAAAAATGAGGTGCGGAACACCGCTACCATTCAGGAAATCAGAAACCAGATTGAGAATGCACCTGCAAAGATTGCGCCACATATTCTGGTCAGTGCCGTTAAATTGTGCTTGAAACATAAAACATATGATAAAATACACTTAGTCGTCAAAACAATTGAGAGATCTTTGGGCGGAAACGTGTAAGGAGCAGATCGACATGAAAATAACACTTGAGTTTAATCCATTCAACAAGAACGACCACAAGGTTATTCAATCCATCCTTCAAGCAGCGGGTTCCAGTGTGGATGTAAAGACAAAAGAGCAAGCCGCATCCTCAAAGCCGAAAAAATCCAAGGAGGAACTGTGCAAGGCGACCGAGGAACTGAATGCCACGCTTGGAGAAAAGGAAAAACTCGATGTTAAGGAAAGGTGTCGAAGGGCTGCCAAGGCAAGATGGGCCAAGTACAAGAAGGAACAGGAAGATTCCAAGGATGTGAAAAAGAAGAAAAAGAAAAGGCCGAGCCGGTCAAAAAAAAAATCTTCGCTGCAAGAGGAATTGATTTCAGGGTTGGATGAGGATTCTGTCCAAGAACCGATGGACAAATATTTGCAGGTGCCGGGGGGATTTGTCGATGAAGGCAAACCGAAAGCGCAAAGTGTCCCGAAATCGGACTACATACCGGATGGCAGGGAGATAATTGAAGGCAATTACGAAGGTGGAGACAATTGGCAGGGAAACATTACGGGGGATGAAAGTGATGACTTTGAGCGAAAGGCAAGAGAACTTGCAGACACCTACTGACAAGGATATTTCCAAATCATGCAAATATTGTCATGGTTTCGGAACGGTGCATGTATTCAACGGCGAAGATTCTGAAGAGAGGGCATGCCCGGTGTGCAGTGGCGGTTCCCAATTCAACAAGATGGTTGGAGCGCCTGAATTTGATCTAAAAAAGTAAAGGATGTGATATGGCGAGACATGGTTGCGGTCGGTTGAAAATTGATAGTTATATCGTTGTTCCGCAACGCTTTGTCTCATGCAACAAGTGTGCGACAGTCTATAGAGGCCCGAAGGAAAGAGTTATATGTCTTGGGTGTGGAAAGGATTTGAAAACTAAGAACATTCACTGCGATAAGCTTATTCCGACCGGGCAGTGGATAATTTCAAATCAGAGGAAAAAACCCGATGACAGACAGAGAGGATCTGGAAAAGCTATATCTGGCGACGATAGCAAAGCTTGACAAACAGCTCGAAAAATATCCCCGCTTGAAATACGCAATGTCTCATCACCATAATATCCGTGGCGAGAAGATGTCCTTCCATGACATGCCGTATTTGTTTGAAATATACAAAGATGATGCTCCAGAGGTCGTTTTGCAGTCATCGGTTCAGACCGGGAAATCTGAATTCCTGATCGTTGCATCATTTGCATGGGCTGAAAAGGGATTGCAGTGCATGTATGTGTTGCCTACAACCGACCTCAGGAACCTGTTTGTGGCAAACCGGATAGACAAGCTGTTTGAAACGGTGCCGCACTACAGGAATATGTTGGTGCATGGTGCAAATGTCGCTGCATCCCGGTCTTTGAAACACTTTGGAATGGGTTCTATTTTTTATGCAGGGTCGAATTCGGCCACTACTTTCATTGAGAAGCCGCTCGATCTCATTCTTGCCGACGAAATAGACAGGTTTGATCTTGCCAATTATGAAAAGGCCGACGACCGTTTGACTGCATCACCGTATAAGCTCAAATATGAAGCATCAAATCCTACTGTAGATAAATTCGGCATAAACAGACGATACATGATGTCGGACCAAAGGGAATTCTTTGTCAAATGCCATCACTGCAACACCTACCAGCCTATGGACTGGTTCAAGAACGTGGTCAGGCAGATGGACGACTATTCCTACATGCTGAGAGACAAGGAATGGGATATCGGATGCGACCGGGACATCAATGTATATTGCATAAAATGCCACAAGCCTATCAACAGGTACACCATGCAATCGTGTTGGGTTCCTGCATACGAAAACAAACAAACGCATGGTTATCTGATACATCAGATGCTGTCGAAATTCGTCAAGATATCCAAGATGTGGGAAAAGTTCCAACTTGGTTTGGACGATGACACCACCATGCAGGTCTTTTACAATTCCATGCTGGGAAAAACATTTGCAGGAAAGGGCGCAAAACTCACGGATGAAATTCTCAATGCATGCAAGGAGGATTACGTCATGCCCATTGACTGCAAAGAGCCATGTGTAATGGGTGTGGATGTCGGCAAGAAACTCAACGTGGTTGTAAGGCAGATATGCGAGGGAGAGCGTTTCAGACTGGTATTTGCTGGAATCGTGCGGGAATTTGAAGAGTTGGATGCACTGTTCAAACGGTTTAACATAGTTGGGTACGTTATCGATGCCATGCCGGAAACAAGGAATGCAAAAAAGTATGCAGACAAGCACATCGGGCGTGGATGGATATGCAGATATGTGAATGGTCTGAAGGAAGTGACCAAGGATGAAAACGAAAGAATAGTGAGTGCAGACAGGACAATGTTGATGGACAAGGTGCAAAGCAGGTTCGTGCAGAGGCGATTCATCAATCCAAGGAATGCCCAGAGCCTTGACGGAGGCGATTATTACGACCAGATGAAAACGCCTACAAGGATCTACGATGAGGAAAGGAACCGATACGACTGGCTTGGAGATCCCGATCATTATTTCCATGCAGAAGTATATTGCCTGTTGGCCTATGCATGCCGTGGAGAATTCATAGTGAGGGGCATAAGCATGGGAAGCGGAAATGCATTGCAGATCAACACCGAAAAGCCGGAAAACTTCAAAGACCTGCCCATACCGCCTAATGCATCCAAGACAATGATCGAACATTACAAGCGAATGTTTGAGAAATCTGAACAATTGATAAAGAGGGAAGATTAATGCCTGAGAACAACAAGACTCAAACAAACAAGAACGCAGAAAAGAATTCAGTGGGCTTTGCGGATGTATTGAGGGCAATGGCACTGGGCATTGCACCGACTGCACCGAGACTGCCGGAACAGGCGCTTGCAAACGGCATGTTCGGGGGGTATCCCAAAGGATATTCCAATACAAGGGCATTCCGGGGAACACTCAATTTCAGCGTTCTGAGGGAGATTGGATGGAGATCACCCGTCCTGTCTGCAATCATCAGTACAAGATTGCATCAGACCATGAGATACAGCAGACCTACCAGACTTACCAAAAAGAATCAGGTGGGTTTCAAGATCGTGCATAAGAGAGAGCATGATCCCCACTTCACTGTTCCCGAAGGTTTCAAGGAAATGTGCCGGGAAACCGAGAAGATGTTTGAGAAACCGTGGCGTGTATTTTGGGACCAAGAGGAAGGGGGAACTGTTTATCGGGATGTGGAACCAACATTCAGCAACTTTCTTTCGGCAGTCACAGAAGACTATCTGGTCATCAACAGGCCGGTGATCGAGCTTGGGCTTGATGTAAACAGGACTCCAAGGGCGTTTGGCGCAATCGACGGGGCAAATGTGCTTCCCACATTCAATGTATTGAAATTTCTCACTACAAGAGAGAAGGACATGCCCAAGGACTGGGGAACGAACTGGTCTGCATACAGGCGGGTGCTCCAGATGGCGAGTGACAGGTACAAGTTGGACATCGACGAAAAGACCGAATACATCTATCTCTTGTACGGAAGACCAGCCGCTGCATTCAGGCACGATGAGTTGTTGATAGGCAGTTTCGGGAAACAAACGGATGTCAGACAGGCGGGGTATCCAAGGTCGCTCACTGAGAGGGCCATATTCATCATCCTTTCAGAGATAATGGCCATGAGTGCCAACAGCCGCTATTTTGAATTCGGTTCAATGGCGGAGTCAATGGTGGCCCTGAAGGGCAATTATGACGACCAGCATGTGAAGGACATAGAACAGATCTTCCAGGGTAATCTCACAGGTGTTCCCGGAATGTACCGACTGCCTCTGATTGCTCTTCCCGGAGGCGCAGATGATGTAAATGTAATCAATCTGAAGCAAAATCACCGGGACATGCTGTTTGACATATACATCCAGAAACTGACCAATCTCGGCTGTGCGGTGTTCAGAATGCATCCATCAGAAATAAACGAAGCGCCGAGAGCCGGAGACAATGCCGGTGGACTGCAACAGGCCAGTCAGACCAAACAGATCAACATGGCCCAAGAACAAGGGCATGAATGCCTATTGCTGCATCTGAAGACTTCCATGTTCGATCCGATCTTGGAACGTATTGATGAAAACATGATGTTTGAATGGGACAATGGGGAAAACGAGCTTGAACAGCTTGAGATCATGGAAAAGTATGCATCCATTACCAAAGTCGATGAAAGAAGGCAGATGATGGCTCTTGATCCCATTGGAGGAGAAGAGGGAGAGGTCATCGACAATACATTCATCATGCAGACAAAACAGATGGAGCAACAGCAGCAGATGCAGGAACAACAGATGCAGATGCAACAACAACAGATGCAGCAGCAACCGATGCAGGGTGACGAACAACCGCCTTCACAGGACGAAGAACCGCCAGAGGATGAAAACAGAGGCGACGACGAAGATCAAAATGTAAAATCAAACGAGCAATCCAAGATAAGGAAAGTGAAAAAGAAGAAGAAAAAGAAAACCTCCAAGGAGAAGGCCGGTCGTGAAGGATTTATCAGAAACCCGCCGTGGTCAGAACAAGATGAAAAGGAAACAAGGCGAAATGCGAGATAGCCGAAATCAACCTAGATATACAGGAAGGGTCATGTGGTTTGATCCCAAAAAGGGAATAGGTTTTGTCAAGCCGGATGACGATTCCGTTGCTGAAGGGAAGGAATTGTTTGTCCATTTCCATTATATAGTCCACAGGGGGTACAAGACGCTTGCCAAGGGCGATCTCGTTGAGTTTTCCATCGGCAAGAACCACAAGGGCGTTTGTACCAAGGAAGTGAAAATAATCGAAGCATGCGAGGACAGTGAATAATGTTTGTAAGCAATTTTCAAATCAGGGTTGGTTCGACAGTGCCATATCTTGAAGTGCAGATAACCAAGGACGGGACCATACCAAGAAATGTTAGCATCGATCAGGGGTATTCCTGCGAGGATTCAAACAACGTCAATCAGGCGAATGTATTGGATTTGACCGATGCATACAAGGTTGAATTCGAGCTTAAAAAGTGCGGTCGTGAGCCGATTGAGGCTTCCGTCAACGGAGAGGTGGAAATAGTCGATGAGGAAAACGGCATAGTCCGTTACAAGTGGGCATCGACGGATACCGCTGAAAAGGGTTTGTTTTATGGAACATTCGTAATCACCTTTGACGACAACGGTGTATACAGATGGCCCATGAATCTTGAAAGTCTTGCCATAGAGATAGTGAATTAGGAGGTCGCTTTGAAATTAAATTGGTTCAAGAAGAAAAAAAAGGCCAAGTCTCCGGAGGAAATGGAAAGTGACAGGGACGATCAGGTCAATGCCTCCATACAGGGAAGCAACACGGACCACCATCAAGATCCCTTGATTGTAAGGCATCAACTGTCTCCAATGAGCATGGTAGAGGCCGAGGCGTTTGTATATGTGATCGACAAGATGCATGAAGACTATGATGCAGAAAGCTTTCGTGATGCAGTAGACATGGGCCTCGACCAGCAGTGGTTTTACATTGGCTCTCAAGGAGAACTGCGGGTGTCAACGGAGGTGCCGGAATGATATTTACATATGCTTCAAGGCGTTCGAGAAAAAAGAAACTCGAATCGATCAAAAAGGCAAGGATGGTCAAGCCTCATTACCGAAAGCTTCCCAACGGTTCCATAATCTATATAGATCAACATTGGGACAAGAGGGATGCGGCAAAGAGAGAACCGGAAAAATGGAGCGGAAAGGTCGTACATGTTGATGAAAAATCAACGACGATAAACAAAAAGAACAATAAAGTTAAGAGCCGTTTTGAACATGTAAAACACGATCATGACAAAAAGGTCCATGAGTTGAGCAAGGAACAAATCCATGCACACTTGAACCAGAATGTTGATACTTATGAGATGGCTAGAAAAATGGCCATGAAACATTTCGGCATAAAAAAACATGATGAAGAATTCAGGAAAAAACACATAAAACCGTTGGCCAAGCATCTTGAAAAGACATATGGCAAATCATCCAGTCTTGCTGCAATGTCAGGACACAGGCAAGTCAACGACTATCTGCATCATGTGGTGGACACGCATGATCCGAAGAGCGAGGATGCAGACCATCACGACCACGCAATGGCGAAGATGGCCATTGAACATTCGGATGACGCATTGGATTCTCTTGCTCAGGAAAGAGAAGAAGTGCATGTTGCGAAGGCCAAGGGACCAAAAGACTGTCCAGTAATAAATGCCATATCAAACGACATTAGTTTTTTCGGTCATCAGGCAGAGGTGCTGGCCAAACTGGATGTTCTGTCCAAGGCGGTCATCGATGTGGACATGGGCGGTGGAAAGGGATTGCTTTTACCGGCAGACGCATTGAACCTCATGCAGAAGGGCAGTGTCAAGAAGCCCTTGATAGTGGTTCCCGCTGCGACACTCGATCAGAATGCATCTAAAGTAATAAACGAATACACCGATGCAAAAGTGAACGTATTCAAGATAACCAACCAGACACTTAAGGACCATTACAACGGTGACGCTCAAAAGATGGTCGAAGACATCCACAAGGCACCTGAAAACACTATTTTCATGGCTTCGTATGATGTTTTTTCCTATCAGTCCAAAGATCCGACAACAAAAAAAGCTTATGAGGATGAAGAAAAAAGATTTGAACGTGGCAGGACGCTTTCATCGGCTGGTTTTGATTATTGCGCCTTGGATGAGGCTCACAACATCAAGAACACAAAGACAAACCGATTCAAGGCCATGAAGTATTTGACTACTGCAAAATACAGGCGTGTCGCATCGGGAACGTTTCTGAGCAACAATCCGATGGATGTATTGGGACAGATGAAATGGCTGCATCCTTCGTGGGACATGACAGAAGATCAATTCAAAAAAGAGTATGGCCATACCGAAACCAAGGGCGGTGTTCATTGGGACGAGCAGGGACTGAAAAATTTGAGAGATGACCTTGACGACATGGGAATGATATCTCTCAGGCGTTCCGCATGGCTTCACAATCTGCCCAAACGTGACGAAAGATTGAGTTTTGTTGAAATGGACAAGGAACTCAAGTCTGTAAACGAATTGGCTATAACTAATTTTGTGGAACAGTTGAGGGAAGAGGCAGAAAAAAATCCCAAGTTGAAAAAGGCGCTGGCGGAGGATGATGCAGACGAATTGTTGCAGGGCAATCCAAAGATAGTCGGTGGTCTGGACACCTTGGGGGGCATCACGGACTATCCAGACATGATGGCTGATCTTGTTGAGGAAAGTTTCAAGACCTTGAGACAAGGCAAAAAGGCCGGTGGTTCAATCGAAACCGATGATGACATGGCCCAAGCAAAACAATATCTTGATCGTTTCAAACCACATGTAAGAAAGGCGATCAGGGCATTGAAGGGCGTTGTTTCGCCAAAGGCCAAGGATGTTTACAAAAAGCTGGATGAGCACTTTGCCGACAAGAAAAACGGAAAATACATAGTGTTTTGCCAAAGGCGCATGTCTGCCGCACACATCATGAAGCACATGCCTGAAGAACACAAGAAAAACGCCATGTATTTTGACGCCTCGCAAATGGGAAAACTGGATTCGTTTGCAAAAGATCCTGACGGGCCAAAAATTATTGTCGCTGTAGATGCATCAATCAAAGAGGGCATGAACCTGCAAATTGCCAACGGCATGTATAGGTATGACCACCATTTCAGTCCCGGAAACCAAGAGCAGTCATATGCAAGGATATGGCGCTTCGGTCAAGACAAACCGGCAAAGATTCATTTGGGCATAGTCGATCAGGGCGTGGATGTTACAAAGTATTGCCGGATGATGAGCAAGTATCATCAAAACATGCATGTGATATCGGATTTTCCTGAAGATCCGACATTGGTTGCGTTCAAGTTGTCCCTTTCTAATATTGAAAGCAACAGGGGTTCCGACATCGTTCCCAAGTACCATCAAAAGGGTTTGGACATTCTCAACTTCCAAGCGGAAGAAAACAGGGAACTGAGAAAACACTATGGCGACAAACCTTTCAAGAGGTCTGGGGGAAAGGGTTTCGGCAAGGGCGCTGAAATGAAACACGGCATCGGCCCATACCATACCGAATTCACAGGCAAAGAGGAAAAGGGGAAACTGACGGACGATGAAAAGAATTCCCTTGCAGGTCATATGCGGGATGCGCTGCGAAAGCACTTTGGAGATGAAATGACCTATGACGACGACCACTGGGATGCATATCTGCCGGAGGCTGTGGAGCTCGCCGGAAGGCACAAGTTGAAGGGCCATATGGGTAAAAATGTGCATAAGGATACTTGGGAGTCATATCACAACGAGTATCAGCACGAAGCTGAAGAGAAACACGATGACGACGAAAAGAAATTCCTGCATGATGTGGTCAACAGATGGTCAAGCGGCAAGAAACACACGCCTCACAGCAAGCTCGATCACCACGATGCGCTGATGTCTTCTTGGGACGAAGTTGGGGTTCCCTACAAAGAACAGGCCATGCCCATACTGCAGGGAGACACCGAGGAATTGCTTTCCCTTCTCAAAAAGAAGAAAACACGATTTGAGAGAGATCACAACAACAGGCCGTTGACGCATCCTGTTGTCGAAGCTTTCTGGAAGAAGTGGGCCGAAGAGGATGGCGGGGCTCCATCAAGGAATTACAAGAACATGGTCAACCATGCCGTTTCAAAAATGATGGAACATGAAGGTGGTTGGGAGACAATGAAAAATCGACACCAGCACAAGTTGAAGGAGAAGTGATGAAGTTTGTTGCCAAGTCTTTAAAAAACGTGTTGGCATCGAAACAGGCCGACGAAAGCGCAGCCGAAAAGATGGTCAGTATAGGCAAACGAAGACGGGCAAAGGTCAAGAAAGTAGTCTCTGAATCTATCAAACAGGGCAAGACGACCAAGCAGATAGAGCGCAAGCTGAAGAAAGAGGCCAAGGTCAAGAGAGAACCTTGGCGTGACTGGGGAATGGTTGCCACGACAGAGGTAACAGACAGCAATGCCAAGGCATCTTTGGATTTAATTGAAGACATGTATGGCCAAAATGCAGCCGTATACCGGGACACCAGAGACTGTTGCCCTGAGTGTTGCCTTGCTTTCGGCATGCCGGGAAAACCGAAACATTATGTCTTGCGAATGATTCCAGACAATCTCAAGGGTGCGGTACATCCACGCTGCAAGTGTTCTCCTTGGAAACCAGTCAGTTCCCCGGACATATTCAAGGCGGCCTTGTATCCTATTGGACTGGTCAGCCGGTCAATGAAGGATGATGCGCCGGAATACATGATATCAACGGGAAACAACAAATGGGTCGGGCTTGGAAGTGTGACCGCTCGTTATATTGTGAGATATGTATTGAGGTGCATTCCGTATGTTTTGGTAGACGAGATCAACGGGTATAAGGTGGCGAGACACGGTCATGGCAAGCCTAGGGACCGGATAATAACTCTTTTGAATCCAAATGCAATTGGAAATTCGTCTTTTTACAACATAAATCCTTTTGAGTTTTCCGGGCAGGACAGGAAACTGAGGATGATGCAGCGAAAATCGTTTGACGAATACTTGGCGGTTGTCGCAAACATCATGCCTTCCGTGGTCGCCATGCCTGAGTATTGGGAGAGGCCCACCGGCATGAAGCATCTTTCTGACTTCATGGGGTACAAGACCATGACTGACTGGAAAGTGGTCATACCCGGAGACATTCCAAAGAATGCTGTAATATTCCGACAAAAGATCGGTCTTAACAGTGTGAGAAGTGCAGTCAGGACGGAAACAAAAAAGATGCTGTTTGAAGGTGATTTGAAAAAGGAAGGATGACATGTTCAGGTATATTATAAATTTGCTCAAAGGTTCCAGACAAAAGAAGCTTGAATTCAATCCGAAAGGGTATAGGGGAAGATCAAAGATAGAAAAATGGACACTTGGAGCAGAAGGTTCAACGAGAGATGTTCCAAGAATAAAAGGTCATGCGAGAACTAGGGCGTTGATGAAACTGGCTAAAAAGACAAAAGTAAAGACAAACGAAGATGGAACAAAAAGTTATCTGCTTCATAGGGGCATGAGTGAAAACGAACATGGAAATTCGGTGAAAAAAAACAGTGTAGAGCATGACAAGAATACATCATGGTCGCCTCATCCACATGTTGCACATACTTGGGGTTACAAATACAAGGGGCATGCAACTTCAGCATGGGTTCACGAAAACGATATACATCATGTCCCGCAACAGATAGGGCTGAAAGGAAAAGGAAATAAAATAGGCGAATCAAAATACAAGAACGAACATGAGGTGATAGTCAATCCGCATAAAAGCGTAATCAACGATACATATAAGGTTGAATCACACTACCATCCAAAAAAACAATTTTCCTTGAATGAATCTATAAGCAGAAAACAAACTACAAAAAAAAGAATGGATATAGCCAAAGCCAAGAACTTCCCGATTGGAACGATAAGAAAACGCAAGGATGGAACATATGTAAAAGAGAGTTCCGGGCAGTGGCGCAAGATGGGCAAGCCCAAGCCGGTTTCAAGGTGGGAATCTCAAATCGCAAAAATACATGCCTCTGAAAAAACGGAAATGGAAAAGGATGCTTGGGTTGCGGGTCAATTTGCGAAGGCCGGGAAACCTATTGGGCATTTGTTGTATGCATCCAGAGAGATCATCGGCAGGGGCGCAAACCTTAATGCAATCGACAACAAGGGCTTCAAGGGATTGTGCAAGGCCATCATTGAAAAGGCGTATGAATCAGGGCCGAAGGGCTTTGAGATGGAAACCATAAAAAGGTTCGAGAAGGCATTCAATACATGGTTTGAGAAGGTTGCACAACCAAAGATTACAAGACACGTTCCATTATACAAAGCACTTGGAAAAATTAATGATGACGACTTCTACAAAAAACATCCAAAGTGGTTCTTGTATTGTTGTTCAAGGTTGGCAATGCACAACGAAGGTATGGTTGATATGAGTGCTGTTAAACCATACATGAAAAATGCCATAAGGAAATACAATGGCAAGGTGCCTGAAACCATAAGGAAAAGCCGTTACATCTATAAAGCCGAAAAGACAATAAAACACATAAAATTGCATAAGGATATGATCGAAAAACCTGATCACAAGCATTTGATACATGAAACATCTGAAGAAAATAAAAAACAAATATTAAAAAATGGTTTTAAGGCGAGTAAAAACAAACATGTAATGCCGGGTGTTTATACTCAGCCGAATCATTCCTATCGATCTACTGGAGAAGAGTCTAAAATAAAAATAAAGACTCATGAAAAGACAAAGGTAGCAAATTTAGGAACGGAGAGGCCGATGGACCACTTACGAGGTTTCGGCTCCAATGAATATCATCATGCTTATCACCATATTTTGAAAAACATGGGTTATAAGGTGAATGACAGGCACGCAGGGAAAAATCCATCGAAATATTATGACGACAACAAGGAACACATAGAGCATGTTGTGAAAAAAAACAGACAGGCATTTCATAAACATCTTGTTGACACCATGAAGCATAATGGAGTTGATGTTGTCAAGAATGCTGGAGAACATATCATAGTAAACAAGAAATGCATCAAAGGTATGGAATAATGAGAAAATTTACACAAGCCGATGTAAACATAGCGTCATGGAATGAGTTTTTCAGAGAAGGCGGTGAGTTGAATTACCCGGTTTTCGATACAAGCAGAATAAAAGAACTGAAAAACGTATACAAGAAAATTGCTAACTTTCAAAATAGATTGATAAACAAATCAGAGGGCAACTGAAATGATGTTTATATACAAAGCTAAAGCAGAGTTGGTTGGTACAAGGAAAAAATGGAAAGACGGAGTATACATCAAGGGCGCAGACCACAAGTGGCACAGGGAAATGATCCACCAACATGCCGTTGACCATTTGAAGGCAATGGGTAAACATGACCACAAGGAACTGGTCAGTAATTTCAAAGAGGCCGTGAGCGGGTACGTAGACCATCTTCACAAGAATGATATTCATCCGAGTTCAGCGCATCACATAAGGACAGACAAGAAATATTGGGACAAATATTTCGAGGCTGACGATTGGCATGAGGATAAATCATGTCTAAAATTTTCAAAAGAGGCTATCAAGGTCGCAAAGAAGTTTCACAAGGAATTGACTGCAAAGAAAAAGGCCGAGGCCAAAGAGAAACCCGTAAGGGAAAAGAAGCCTCTGAAGAAAAAGATTCCGGCCAAGAAAGAGGTCAAGAAAGAGGTCAAGAAGGAATCGAAAAAGAAGGAAGCCAAGGAAAAGGTTGCAGTCAAACGCAAGGAAAGGTCCAGTTCTTTCTCTTTCGAGCACGAAATCGACTACCAGAAGGCATTGAGGAGTATAGCCTCTCGCAAATATACATATGAAAAAGCTAAATTCTTTTTTGACGGCATGACAGTCAAAGATAGAAAAGAAGCAAAAAAGCTGTTTGGAGTGACCATTGAAATGGGAGGTGTCCAGGGAATTGTAACCGGCTTGCGAGTTGTCCGAACAATTTATGACAAACGAGGCGAAGGCAGTGTTGTGGAATACGAGCTGTTGACCGAATCTGGATTGGAAAAAATGGTTGATGTTGGAAAAATCAAGGTTATACCTGATCCTACCGGGCCTGAGAGTCAAACAGCAAGGTCATTGCCTGAAAGCCTTAAAAAGATTGGCATGCAAGACATCATATATGACAAGAAAATTTCCAAAAACAACCAAGAACATTGGGATAGAATTCTTGACAGCGCCTTCGCCGATTTTAACGAAAAAATAAAACTTGATTTGCATGGCAAGGTTAAAATTCAAGTGCATGATTCAAGAGGACCGAAGAGGGGAGCAAGGGCGGATTATTTATGCGACTTGAAGACCATAAGACTGTCAACAAAGAAACAGGGAAGCCAAGAGTCATTGGCGCATGAATTGGGACATGCTCTTGATGATAAAATAAGTAACTGGAAGGGTGTCGGCAAGGCCGACAGGGACGAAAAAGCGGGAAACTTGTGGGACAGGATTGTCAGGGAATACAGAAAAAGTCCACAGGGCAGAAAGGAGAGAGAGCAAAAGCTTCAAGTTTCCACAAGATCAGGTAGACGTTCTGGAATGAAATATTTAAATTGGTTGACAAAAGACACAGAAATATTTGCCAGATGTTTTGAAACCTACATAGCAACAAAAGTTCCGTCGTGGAATACAGTATGGGGTAAAAAAGTGATAGACAATGAAAGCATGAAAAACATCACTCCATTGTTTGACAAGCTCATGGCACTGGATGAGGTGAAGAAGGCGTTCAAATTCATATTGTTCGGAGGCAGCCGTGGTTCAGGTAAGGTAGATTAAACAATACTGTGTTTAACTGAAAAATGAAAGGATACCATTATGAGAATCTTGAGAACCTTGATAATTTTAATAGCATTTTTATTTGTATCTTGTGCTACCAAAATAGCTTCGTATCAACCTTGTTGTTGTTCTGATTGCGTTGATTGTAGCGAGACTCCAACAGATCCTGTTGATCCTGTTGATCCAACAAATCCTCCTTCCTTTGATTGCCCTGCCAACCTTTCTTGGTGTGTTAACTCCAACAAGCAGGTTATAAAGAAAAGTGATATCCGCTACGGGTCAGCAACTAACTTTGGTTCTGGCAAAGAAGAAACACTTCTGCTTGATACCTACAGTCTTCCTTACGCAGGTAAAAAGCGCCCTGTTATGGTTGTTATTCATGGTGGAGGATACAGCATAACAAGCACAAAGACCACTGGTTGGGCACCTTGGGTTTCGGAACTGTTTGCAAAACGAGGTTTTTTTGTAGCGAGTATTGAGTATCGTAGGAATCGTGAGGTATGTAAGCAAAAGAAATGCTGGTCGCTTAAACCAAGTCCGCTTTTCCAACATCCCGTACACGACACTAAATCTGCGATACGTTATATAAGAAAGAATGCAACAGCTTTAAAAATCGATTCCAATAAGATTGGTTTGTTCGGTTGTTCTGCTGGCGGGAGAACAACCATAGATACACTAGCCCAAAATTGGGGAGAAGGTAGTTCTGGCAATAGTGGGTACTCATCAAAAGCCTCGGCAGGAATAGGCTTGTCAGGTACTATTTCTGACTTCAGCCAATTGAAAACAAGAGGCATTGCTCCCTACATTGACTTTCATAACACAATAGATAATTTAGTTCCTTATAAAGGAGCCTTAGATACTAAGAAGTACTTGGATTCTATAGGGTCCGTAAATTACTTACACACAATTGCTGGAAAAGGTCATTGTCCTAATATTTTTGGACTGCCACAAGGTCAGACTGCGGAATTCAAAAAGATGATGGGATTTTTGATCCATTACATGAACCTATAACCTAAAACCCGCTACCCCGCTAGCGGGTTAACTAAGATAGACAATGAAAGCATGAAAAACATCACTCCATTGTTTGACAAGCTCATGGCACTGGATGAGGTGAAGAAGGCGTTCAAATTCATATTGTTCGGAGGCAGACGTGGTTCAGGTAAAGTTGAATAATTCATATCATGGAACTTCCGTTTATGTGAGAACCAAAAACATGCCTCTCACACCCGCTCAGGTCAACAGGGTGTGGGAGACTCTTTGCGGGGATCATGAGTGCAAACACTGCTGTCCGAAATTGGGTGTTTTTGGAGATCAGGATTACGATATTGTCCCGGCAAGAAATTCCTTTGAAATCGGCCCCAAGAAAGCTTAACGTTCGATGCAGTTGATCGGAGCATAAACCCCGAATAAAATTAATGCATGATGCAAATCCGTATGCACAGGAGCAAGCATGCATGAAGAATTAAACGAATATGGGTTCTATGTCCGGTCAGACGGGAGTTTCTATGCATTCGTGGATGCATCCGACATCGGTTTTGGAGAACCTGTTTTAAAAGCGGAAAAGAAGGGACAAACCAAGGTCTATCCCTTCATTGGAACTGCATCTACGCCTGACAAGGACAGGGAAGGCGACATTGTAATACAAAAAGGACTAAACTTCGCTCCATTCAAGGAATTTGGAGAATTCAACTGGAATCACATTCCCCATGCCATGACAGGCGTTCCCACCGGGAAAAAAGCTTGGTTTGAAGAGCCGGGCTGGCGTTGTCAGGGCGAAATCATATCAAATCTTCCTATCTTTGACGGTTATACAACCGACATGGTGGTCCAGCAGCACAACCAGTTGAAAAAGGCCGGTTTCAACCGTGGCCTTTGCCTTTCCATCGAAGGCAAGATTCAAAAGCGATCAGGAGATGGCCGATTTGTAGCAAAAGCAGACATATATAACATTGCACACTCATTCAGACCGCAAAACATCAATTGCACAGTCACAATGTTGGCTAAAAGCATGATGGGCAAAACGCCTCTTCTCATGCGTGACAGATATTACGAAAAGTTGGACAAGGCACTTGCCGTACCAGCCGTAAAGGATTTCACGAAAGAGGATTTAGAGGGTGGCGACGACAGAACAGTCAGTAAGGAAAAACTTGTAAAACACCTTATTAAAAAGGGTTACAGCAAGTCCGTGGCAGAAAAATATTCACAGAAGTATTTATCCGGGAAATTCAATCTCGATAAATAATAGTTATTTTAACTTTGGAGGCGAGCATGGGAGATAATATCTTCAAGGCGGCAACCGACGAGCTTGATCAGATGATTGCAACTGAGGAAAACAATGAATCTCAGGGAAAAGTCGAAGAGCAAGATCTAGGCAAGGCCATTATCAAGGGAATCACTGATGCAGTCGCACCGTTGTTGAATAAGGCCCAGAAAGGCGCTCCAACATCGGACCTCAGTGCAGAGAAAGACAAAAGGGGAACATTGACGGATTCTGGAAAAGATCCGGCTGAGACACCCAAGAAGTCAGGCGGTCAGTATCCTGACAGCAAGCAGTACACATCGATGAAGGCGGATGACGACTACAACGATGACGATGACGATGACGATACCCCGCCAAAATTCTTCAAGAAGAAGAAAAAGAACATGAAGAAAATGTGCAAGAAGTCGGAATTGCTTGAAGACGAAGAAGACGACATGGAAGAATATGATGCGTCTGAATTCATCGATGGCATGGGTGACGCTGTTGAAGAGATCGGAAAGTCCTGCCAGAGATTGGAAGAGGGCGTTGCGGTTTTCGGTGAATTGCTCGCTGAAAATGCCGATCCCAACAGGGACAAGCTTCTTGTTTCGTTGGCGAAGTCCATGCAGTTTGTCATCGACAAGGTGACAAAGATCGAAAAGGCATACGTCCAGCATTCCGATTTGATGAAGTCAATCGCACAAATGCCGGGAATGCCGAAGGTCGCTGGAATGGCTTTGGCGAAATCTGAAGATTCGCAGACTGAAAACAAGAGGATTTCTGCCGAAGACAGGAATCGTTTGTTCAAGGCTGCTGTATCAGGTCAGATTTCTCAGGCCGAAATGAAACACGCAAAAGAGACAGGCGATTTGTCCTGCCTCAAAAAAGCTTAAAGCGGAGGTGAACCATGATGAACGCAACTGAAAATCAGGTTTTGGAAATGATCCGCAAGGCGTTGTCTGTGGACAGTTCCACAGGTGTAAGCATTGAGCCTTACATAAAGGAAGACTTAGAGGATGAGGCGTATGTCCAGCTTTACAGCGAGACAGATCCCGCCGAAATGTCACTTTTGAAGGATATTCCAAGACAGAAGGCTGAACAGGTAAACCATGAGTTTTCAATCGTTGACCGATATGGAAACCACAAGACAAAGGCTTCCTTTGCACCCAACAGTCTTCCTCCAGAATCAAACATCGAAGGTTCAAGGCGAGTAGTCACCTTGAAGCCATACGGAAAGACAAGCGCCGTCCAGGGTCTGACTGTATTGCAAAATACAATCAGGGCTATGGGACAGCCTGACATTGCATCTGCAAACGACATGGCAGTGAAACTGCTTCTCCAATACCAGATCAATGCAAGTCTTTATTCAGAAGACACAAGAGACACTTTGGACGGGAACGTTTTCAAGGGCGTATTCCAAGGAATCGACGAATACACCAAGTCTCCATTGGCTACAACTCCATTCTCAAACACAGACATTTTTGTCGATTTGAGAGGCCAGCCTTTATTGCCTGACGGACCAAAAGGCATCCGTACAGCGGCAACAGGTTTCGGCAAAAGGCATGGTTCCATGAAGAGAATCTACATGGCACCTGAAGTATTGGAAATCATCGAGTCAAACCTTGATCCCGCTGCACGTTTCCAGATTCAGCCTCAAGGAAACACCAAGGGAATGATTATCGGCAACAGTGTTGACGGTATGAGGGTACAGGGCAATGTAGTTCATTTCAGAAGAGATGCTGCACTTTCCTCTGTAGTCAAGACAGGCGATCCAAATGGAGTTGCAATTCCTGGTGCTCCAGCAGGTTTCACATTCGGCGGTGCGGGCGCAGGTTCAATCACCCAACCGGCAGTCAATGCAGGTGGAACAGGCAAATTCGCAGCCAATGGCGAACGTCTGACAGGCATGGTCTACATTGTATGTGCCGTGAATGAAGTCGGCGAATCAATTGGTTCAAATGTCTCCAACGCTGTCAACGCAGTTGCCGGTCAGACAATTGAATTCGATATCACTCCAAGGGGTGATGAATTGAGCTTCAGGATTTACAGGGGCTACATTTCCGATCCTTCACAGGTAGGAACATTCATGGAGCCGGTTGTAAGAGATCCCAAATTCATCATGGAAATCCCGAACGGAGCGGCAATTGGCAACACTACACCAATCACAGTCATCGATGACGATTCCTACATACCCGGAACATCTTGGGCATGGGGAACAGATCTTTGGTCGCCAAACGCAGCAGCCATCGATCAGGGAAGTGCTCCAACAAGTGCGACAAACGAATATACAGTCGGCAAGTCTGCTGTAGCCTTGGCTCAGTTGACCGGACTGTTTGAATTTGATCTTGCCAAACTTGGTTGGTTGTATTCCAACAAGTTGTTTGCTCACGTTCTAGCGCCTCAAGTGCCTAGACCTTGGGTAAATGTTGTCTGGATGAATGTCGGCGGTATCGAACATAAGAAACCGTTGCTTGATCGACCATATTGATAAGATAAATGGCCGGGCTAGTCCCGGCATTTTAACGACAGAGGTAATGACATGGGATGGAAGATAGACAAGTTAGGCATCAGCTCAAGGGATTTGCATGCGAGAGAACAAAACCCTGTGAAGTCTAATTACGGAAGCAAGTGGAAATTCGCCAAAAAGAAGGACCATGATGCAATGACCGGAGAAAAGGCATCAGCTCCAAAGCCGGTCCCTGAATTGAATCATGATGAGATCAAACCTTTGAGTGAAGAAGATTTGGGCAAATTGACAAAAGCGCAATTGGCGGAAATCGGTGCATCTTTGGGAGTCACTGACCTTAGTGGAACCAGAGACAAGATGATTAATGCCATATTAAGCAAACAGAAGTAATATTGGAAATTTCAGGCGGGCCATTGTATGCAGTGGCCTGTTTTTTTTAGGCGGCGTCATGGCAGTTGGCAGAAAACTAAGAACACCTGTTTTTTTCGATGATCCCAGCGGGAACAAGGATTGCATAAACGACACTTATGCAACAACGCATAAATTTGAATCAGGTACGTTGAGAGTTTATCTTGATTCCATATCCTTGCTTAAAGATATTGATTTTGAAGAGCTGGCAGGAAACAATGGTTTTAGAATACTGACAGATCAGACAGACAGGGACAGGCTTCATGAGCTGCCACGATGTAACGATAAAATGTGGGCGCATTACATCAGGGCATAGTTTTTTGGTATAATGAAATAAAAAAAGGAGTGTGCTATGCCTCAAGTCGATCTAACAAGAACAGATTTCATGGCTCGACAGATTATTACGTCTTCTTTGGATTCTGTACGTCAAGAAATGGCTTTTACTGGTTATTTTCGTGCAAATGACACCGTTGACATAATCGCATTGGATGCATGCGGTTGTCAGGTGGGTTCAGCTCTTGCAACAGGGTTGAATGTTGATGGAATCGAAAAGGACGCCGCCTTGACATTCGATTCCTCAGTAGACACATCAACCGCACTGCCAGCAGGTGCTGTAGGTTGGTATGCAGTCGTAAGAGACATATGGGACGGACAAAATGCGGTTGACCGCCTGTATCGCAGCGCACCGGACACAAACACGCCGGGTTCATTGCAGATATGCACCAACATTGACAGTGGAACGCTGAACTCTCCGGGTGCTGGCCAAACAGCGTTTTTGACACCAGATGTCTTTTTGTTCAGGGTTAACGATGAGGTTGATGTCTTTTCCGACAACGGATTGATCGGAACAGGAAATATCGATTCCATCAGCATCAATGCCGATGAGGCAAACGACAAGTCCGAAATAGTGATCGATGCGCTTGTCGATATCAGTGCAGAAACAAACGTCAAAATATGCAGTAAAAATTTATCCGTTTTAGATGTTGTGACACGACTGCAGGAAAACATTGATGCAATCGATGAGCCTGTTGAAAACGAACCAATGGATGCATCTGATGGTTGCATGACCGTTTTTGAAGCAAACGATTTGTTTTTGCAGAACAGTTCCAAGGTATTTTTGGATGGCGTAAGGAAGTTCCCCGGAAACGCAGGAACAAGAGCGTCATTGTCAAATGACACCGGCAACGCACAGCTCGATATTACGAGCATGATCTTGAATTCTAATGGAAACAACACCGAATTTGAGATGCTAGATCCTGCTGCTCCAACAAGTGCATTGGCGGTGACAGTGACCGGAAATTTCAATTCAGGATACAAGGTCAGCGTGTCTCTTGAAACAGATGGCGTTTCGGCCATAATTTCCACGGCACAGGAAGTTGCAGATGCTGTAAACGCAGATGCAGACGCAAAGAGAATCATGCAATTGATTTATGGCGGTGACGGAACAGGAGTTCAGTCAGCATTGGTTGCAACAAACCTAACAGGTGGACTTGACGATGCGACAGGCTGGTATGCCGAACTTCCTCCAGTGAAAGACAACAACAATACAAGCACAGGTTATAAGTTTATTGCATTCAACATTGATCCTTCAGACCGGAACAAGATGCAATCGCCTCCAAGATGCACTGAAGCCGTGTATATTGACTACAGAAAGGCGCTTGTAAACGCATAAGGACAGACTGACAGATGGCCATTGACAGCAACAGGGTATACCATGATGAAACTGGTAATACCTTTACAAGTGAAAAACTAGACAAGATCTTGGGCGAGATTGATTCTCGCTTGAGTTCTGCAAATTGTTTTCCTACCATAACAAGAACATCCGGCTTGATTTCAAAAATAGAATATTTTTCAGATGTCGCAAGGTCGATCAAGAAAGCGGAAGTGACGTTCACCAGATACAACGGCAACGATGGAGTCAAGTATATTGGCGGATATACTTTCATATACTACAACGACGACACGACCGAAGACAGCAGGGTGACAGGAACACTTGTCAGAGATGTCAATGAAAATTACATAACATCCTGCAACAATGTATTTTCAACGGGAGAAACTTCGCCATGTTGAGTTGCGACAAGCTTGCTTTGGTTGAGGAACTGGTGCAACAGGCCGTTGCGAATTCAGGGAAACCTACCTACGATTTCGGAAAGGGCGGTGCGAATCCAGCGTGGACATGGTTGGAACATCATGGTCGTCCGACAAATAAAGTGGGGATTCCCTTTGGTTTGAACAACGGCAAGCTAACTGAGATATGGGTTGGGAATGAAGATTTAGTCGCCTATAGCTTTGGAGTTTATTATCACTTTGGAAATGAAATTGGTTTAACCCTTTTGAAACAGGTATCAATACCAGCGGCAAACAGGACTAAAACTTTTGCCGTAGGGGATATAGGTGACATCAGTGTTCCGAAAGACTGCCAGATAGCAACTAGAGTTATGACCGTAACAACAAGCCCGAAAAATATAGGTGCTCACCTGACGATTAGGGGAACAAATTAATGGCCCAGAGAATACTTAAAAACAATACTGCAAGTGCAGTGGTCATCAGCGACACTGGATATACCGTTCCCGCATCCGGGCAACTTGTCATACCTCCTCAGATATACGGTCTGTTCGAGGGTTCAGCGGATGTTCTCACTTATGTAACAGACAAGGCGGTCAGTCCAGACCCCAATCCTGTAAGCACTCTTACTGTAAACGATGGAACATACGATCTTCAAATAAATGAGGGAGTTCGGCTGATTCAGGGTGGTTTTTCGAGGACGATTGCAGACAAGGACGATCCTACGGTAAAGGCTGCTGTGACTTCAGGCCAGTCATCCTCCGAGTTCAACAACAGGTTGACGGTTGAGACAATCATGGCCGGTCTGGATTCGCTTGCCGTGTTGAGAAGAATCAATTCTGTTGTTCGATCAGATGGGTTGACAGCAATGGCTGTTGACAGTCGGACGGTGGTGGAGTCCACGTTCGGCTTCGATCAGAATCCAGATTCTTTTTTCAGAATAGTAAATACCGGAAGTGCGGGTTGCACATGGACAATCTACATAGCGGGAACGTCCAATGATCCGTCAACTCCAGATCGAGATTTACCTCCATATACAAAAATATTCACCATTCAAGCGGGTGAGGTTGGAGATGAAATTGCGCTTCGTGACAGAATCATTCAGGAGCTGAACGCAGATTCAACTTTCAAACAAACACTTGGAATGAAGGCGCAAAAGGCTACCGACAGGTCTATAGTCCACATATTAAGTGATTCATTCAGTTTATCCGGTGAGTTTTACGAAAGGCCGAATGCAGGGGATTTCAGCGTAACAATAGGTGGAACACCGTCTGATGGTGTGGTGGTTGTCGGTTTCGACAATCTCATATCAAGATCAAAGCCGGTTTCGATTTCACGGGATTTCGATTCACCCCACCGGCTCGGTTTGTTCGGCATCACCGGACAGGTGCAGGTCACTGCGAAAGATTTAGACGATTTATTTATAGAAAATGCGACACTGAACGCTGATAACGTGACAACCTCCATGTTGGTCAACGGTTCTCTTGCCTCACCGAAAATATTTGAGGTTCCAGCTCAGACGACAACGGATGTTTTCATCGAGGAAATAAGGTTTTACGGCAGGGGAAACGGTATAAAATACAACAATTTTCTCAGTCAGAACTCTCCCCTGACCAATGGCTTGGAGGTTCACATAAAATCTGACAACACGATCACCTCCCTTCCGGTTATAAAAAACACAGCGGATTTCAAAAACAAATTTTCTTTCGGTCAGGGCGCATCCGGTTTCAGTCTGGACATTACGGTCGGAGAGGATGAGTTTCTAGCGGTTTTCGATTTCAACAATCCTTTTATTTTGCGTGTAGAGGGAACGTTTTCAATCGATGACTACATCCAAATACACGTTCATGACAATTTGACTTCAGGTATCAGCGAATTTGAGTTTATAGCAAAAGGTTTTGAAAAGGAGCCATAATGAGTGCAAGTTTTATTCCTCCTGTGGATGAGAACAAAAGGCCGGTATACAAAATGGAGCTGGCTGGACCGGACATGCTTTATGAACCGAGGGCGTTTAACTGGACTACCGCAAAGAACGGTAGTCTATACAACAGGGGACCGACTGGTTCCGGTGCTACACCGGCAACGGTTGAAGGCATGGACGATATCGGTGATGCGGCCATGAAGTTTTACAATTCATCTGGAACGGAGCTTACGCAAGGCGACAGTGAAACCGACGAAGACTTTCAAACAAGGCTTTACGCAAATTGCACCATGACCGATGTGGTTTGGACGCCAACGTATGATAGAAAGTGTCTCGGTGCGGTGATTTCGTGCCACAACAGACCGACAAGCGCAGCGTATTTTTGGGCCTATGTTGACCTGACATCTGTTGGCGGAGGTTTGATCGGATATACACCGGGAGGCATTCCTCTTCATATGATGGGCGAGGACTACATGTTAAAGATAGATGGAAGAGTTGTTCCTGAAACTGCTTTGCCTTCAGGAATACCATTGGTTTTCAAGGTGGTTCATGACATTCTCGTGGAGGCCGACCATCCGAGCATGTTGGTTTTTTTAGAACAGTTTAGGGCGTGATATGCATATATATTTCGTGACCAATGACAAGTGGTGGTCTAAACTTCACAGGTGGGGGCTGAATGAAAAATCAACTCACTTGGGCCTTTGTTTTTTCAAAGACGAACTGGACATCATAGTTGACTGCACCAAGCCTCACGGCAAGGTCTATCATGCAGACTACTGGTTCACCAAATACAGGATGGTTTATCATCTTGAAGTGGAGTGTCCGAGGTCGATAGAGCATCATCTTTTGAGGGATGCAATTGAAATGTCATCCATGACACCCTATGACTGGGGAGCTTATTTCTACTATATCATGATGGTTTTTCGTTTGAAGTTGTGCGGCAAGCCGCTGCCTGAGAGAAACATGTGGGGCGGGCATGGCAGGTGGTGCACCGAGATCATAGATTCAATGTTTTTCTATTTTCAAGCAAAGGGAATAAGGTTGGATTGGGGAACCTATGACATGAAGACACCAGAAGACCTCTACGATGAATTGAAACAGTTTAATGATGTTATAGAGCATAAAGTATGAGTATGAACAGATTGACATTTGCGGAACGCGACAAGTTTGCCAAAGGGTTTGCTGAAACCATTGGATACGAAATACCAAGATATTATTTCTCCTTTCAAAATGTCTGGGTTGACTATTGCCCGATGTGCAACGAATATCATGCTGGTTTTGCCTTGATAAAAAATAATTGTCCAAGAACCTTGAAACAGATTCCCATACCTTCCATCATTAGGAAATATGAAGGAAAGGTCACAGAGCTGACGGGTTTTTTCATTAAAAAGAAAGACAATTACATTCGTTTCATGTTGAGGTTTGCATTTGAGGTCATCAAGGACAGGAACTGGCTTTACATATATGCATATGATAAAGAAAACAAGAGCCTTGAAAAATACTACTCGGTTGCAAAACCGTACCGCATTTACAGCGGAAAGCCGGATGCACTACCCGGACATCCGACTGATCTTTCAGATGAGAATATAGAGGTGGCAACAAAGATAGGAATTCTGCGAATAATTGCCCAAAGGTGCTGGAAACATGCAACTAGAAAATACCTGTTTAGAAAAAGATGGAAATAGTAAACTAAGAATTTAGAAAGCTGAAGCAAATCATGATGGGCGCATGTAATGGCAGCAGGAATAAGAATAAAATCGGGAGATCCGCTACAGCTCGGATACCTGTTCGAGGATGGAAATGCCTCTTTATATGTCAGGGCGCATGTTTATAATTCGTCCGATGTTGAGGTGTCAGGCAGTCCCTTCAATCTCGCACACATAGCAAACGGATATTTTACTAATACGGCCTACAGTCCGTCTGACGGATATTACAAGGCGGTATACATTCCATATGAGGATGCAGGGTACACGATTCAGGCATCATACAGCCAAGAAGAGGATGTTTACTCGGTCCTCTCAACCGATGTTGATGAAGAGGCGATAGCTCAAGCAGTATGGAATGCACCTGATATATGCACAAACAACAATATTGCAGATTCTGCCGGGTGGTTGTTGTGCAATATACATGCCATTGTGGCCGACACGAACAACAAGATAAATACATATCTGTTGCCGCTTCTGGCTCTGTTGCAACAAGTGAATGACCGTGTAGAGGCCGGGGAAATCGCCAAGGCGGTATGGAATGCGGCAAGGGCTGTCCATCAGGTCACAGGGTCGTTTGGAGAGGCGTTGCAGGGAGTTCTATCGGTTTCAAGGGCGACACTTTTAGACAACTTATCGCGACTTGATGTTGTTGTAAGCACAAGGGCCGATCAGATCACTGTTGACCAAATATACATCAATACAGACCAATTAGAGTCGAGATTGACTGCAGCAAGAGCGGATAATCTTGATTTGTTGGATATTGCAGTTTCCTCCAGATCATCACAAGCCAGTGTTGACGGAAAACCAAACCTTTCCCAGATCGCTGATGGCGTATGGGATGAGAATCTTGCGGGGCATCTGACAGCCGGGTCTACGGGCAAGGCGCTGTCGGATGCTTCAGTTCTCTCCATCGATTATGCGGCCATTGCAGATGCAGTCTGGGATGAATTGAAATCGGGACACAATATTGCAGGTTCATTCGGTTCGCTTCTTGATGTTGCAGTATCGTCAAGGTGCGCCTCGACTGACTGCGCCTCGGTCCTGTCTTCGCTCAATGCGCTGCACTTGAAGGTGGACACGTTGCCGACTGCATGCGGAGATGCAACACTGACCATGCAGAATTCAATTCTTTCAGCGATTGGAACGAAAGCTTCACAAACCAGTCTTGATTCTGCCATTGCAGGAATAAATGCAATTCCGACCAATCCCCTGTTGGCCAACGATTCTCGAATCGACCGCTTGGATGCAGATGTTTCTACAAGACTGTCTACATCAGACTTCAATGTCATAAAGGGTGCGGGTTTCAATGCATCCACAGACACGCTGGAAGCGATCAGGGATGCAATCGGCGCACCCGTTGATCTCAGTCCTGTATTGAACGACTTGAGCGACATCAAGGGAGCAGGTTTCAATACGGGAACGGATTCACTTAAAGAAATCCGAATCCAAGTTGATTCGACCAAGGCGAGCGCCGACAATGCAGCGGCAAATGCACTGGATGCATACAATGCCACTGCATCAAGGTCTTCACAGGCATCAGTTGATGCAATCGCCACCGATGTTTCAGCGATTCCGACCAATCCTCTGTTGGACAATGATTCAAGAATAAACAGACTGGATGCAGATATCTCTACAAGGGCTACACAGGTGTCCGTCGATGAAATCAAGGGTTCAGGTTTCAATGCATCGACCGATACCTTGGAGGCGATCAGAAATGCAATTGATGCATCAAACTGTTGTTCTTTGGTACTTGCCAATCAGGCAGACATATTGAACAAGCTTGCAGGAACCGCATTGGAGTCAACACTGATAGGTATCATTACCGATATAGCGGCCATTCCTACAAACCCATTGTTGGACAATGATGCAAGGCTCGATCATCTGGATGCAGATATTTCCTCAAGACTTTCAACACCAGACTTTAATATAATCAAGGGCGGGGGATTCGACCAAAGCACAGACACATTGGAATCAATCAGTGATAAATTGAACGACATGTGCATTGCGTCCGACCTGAATGCCATATTGTCCGAACTGGACTTGATAAAGGGAACCGGCTTCCAGACGATAGCTGATTCTCTGAAGGCATTGAATGACAAGGCGATTGCCGACAGGAACGTGTTAAAGGCCGACCTGACAGCACTCATGTCAACTGGAGAGGGGTTTTAATGGGAACAAGAGCAGAAACACTGGTAGGCGACGATGTGACATTGGGTTTCAGGCATTTCTACAATGGAATCCTGATGAATGTCGATCATTTCAACCATGTGACCATACTTGACAGGATGGGCCAGCCGGTACACACAATTCCCGCATCCGAGATCGTCCAGCTTGATGTGGGAACCTATCAGGTGTTGGCACCGGGGTCCGTATTCACTGAAGCGGGGTATTATTCGGATGTATGGAGTTTTGTTCCATCAGCAGGAGCATCCACAAGAAACCTGAAGTTTCAGATCAATGTGGTGACAGTTTACAGGTCGCAAGATCCCAATTTGCCCAATGCCTTGAGTTGCAATATTGCAGACCTGACCTCATGCATGCTCAAGACGAGATATCTCTGGCCGGTATGGTCGGTTCTTCAAAACGGGTATTATCTTGCGGATGATGTGCTCTAACACTTCATCGATGTGGGCATCACCTACATGGAACGAAGGATAAACCAGAAACTAAGGCATACAAGGGTATTAACAAAACCGTATGCCGATTATCAGACACCGCCTAATCCACAGCTTGGCACCGATTATGATGAGGATGGCGACTTGATACAGTGGAGCGCCATTGAAAGCCACCATTGGTCAACCATAAGACTTCCACGCACCAATATAATCAAAGTGACTGGAGTAAGGGGCGTCTATCAGGGACGGACTGTTTACAGGATTCCGCTTGACTGGATAGAAGGAAATTACCTCAGAAATGGTTTTATAAGAATAAGGCCGACAACAACAGGAACGATAAACACACTGGTTGACAATTCGGGCCAGTTTTTGGATGTAACGCTTCTTGAATCGATAGGCAATCAATTCGTACCGGGTTTTTGGGCCGTTGACTATGAATACGGTTTCAAGAACGGCTATCTTGCAAAGGAAATATGTGATGCAATAATGAAGAAGGCCGCAATCGGATTGCTTGACCAGATAGGAATGTCAATCACCAAGGGGCTTGCAAGCAAATCTGCGAGTGCTGACGGACTGAGCAGCAGCATTGGTCTGGTCGCAAATGCCGAAAAATCGTTGTTCGGTTCTCTTGTCACCAGATATGAATCCGATTTGCAGGATTTGAATCTGGATGACATGAAGCGAAAATATAAGGGTCCATCTGTTTTCATACTTTAAGCTTTAAGGGAGATATCATGACTGCATATGACAAATTCGCAAATTTGACAGACGAGCAAAGAAGAAGACTGGACATCATTGAAGGCGAGGGATACGGACAGCCTGTTCTTGCCAGACTGATGAATGATGCACTCACACCTTCCGATGAAGCTGCAGCCGTTGCCGACATTGCAACACCTGCAACTGCAACCGCAGAAGATTGTGCAAACAAGATCAATGAACTGTTGGCCTCTTTGAGAGCCGCTGGAATTTTGGCGAGTTGATATGAGTTTTGGAAACAGACCTACATCAAGGGGTTCTTTCGACGGTTCATTCAGCCAATATCCGCAAATGGACCGGCGGGAGATTCATGCTTTCATCGATCAGCATTCGGTCGGCGTCAAGTATTGGAAGGCAATCGAGTGTCCCTGTACGGGAACATGGTCGGGACAGCCTAACCTTGCATGCCATTCGTGTCGTGGATTGGGTTGGTTTTACACCAACAGAGAAAACGATCCCAAGTACAACAGAGCGCAGGTAGTTTCCAGACGTTCAAAAGAGGAACAGGCCACTGGCGGTCGGGTAACGACTGGTTATGCATCAATCACATTCAAGCCGGGAGTTGTTCCCGGTGACGGTGATCTTATTCAGGTCTGCAAGGACAGGGAAGTGGTCAACAACGAATATCACATAGTAGGCGAAAAGCTTACGGACGGGAGCACAGCCGAGACATTGAGGTTTCGTGATGTGATATGTGTTGAAAAAGTTGTCATGTGGGACAAGACATCAAAGGAAGCGGAAGAGATTGACAGGAACAGGTGGAATCTGAATCGAAGCGACAGAAAAATAGACTTTCTTTATCCGGTCGATGTGGGTTCCAAATACAGCGTTAGATATTTGGCCGTTCCTGAATATATCGTTCGTGCGGATACCGCAAAACCGCTTCTCAGGGTTGCCCATGACGAAAACCTGCCAGATCCGCAAAGGACTAACACGGATGTCATCTATCCCTATAATGTCCAAGCGGTTCGGCTCGACAGGGCCATACTCATGAGGCAGAGGGGCCAGTTTGATTATGACAACAAATCCACCTTCAACAACAAAGATGGCAGGGGGCCGTTCAAGTGAATGAAAGATTGCTGAAGGCCAAAAAAAAGGCCAAAAAACACATCGACCGATTGAAAGGCGGGGTTGCGGATAAGTATCATCCAGCAAATTTTGATTCTGTTGCACTGAAAGAGGGTATAAAGGTTGAATTGGAACATACTTCCAATGTGAAAATTGCAAGAGAGATTGCTATGGACCATCTTGTTGAGGACAAAAACTATTACAAAAAATTGAAGCTAATTCACAAGGCAAGGGGATACGGTTTCAATCCTGCCGAAAGGGCGAAAGAATACAAATCCAAAAAGGCCAAGGCAGATGTGATAGGCACCACATCCAGCGGAAAGTCCATCAATATAAATCCGGGCCATGAAACCCATGCAAAATTCACCAAGGAAGACCACAGGGATGCTTACAAGGCCCATGCAAAGGCAATTACCACGCACAATCCCTACAAGTCAACATCAGCCGCACTGGACCAGCACAAGACTGCACTCAACCATCATTTCAAAATGATGAATGCAGACATGACCAAGGCGAGAAAGAGGAAAAAGAAACATCATATAGCTGGAAAGACATCATCCGGCAAGACAGTCCATGTCTCGCATCATGGCGCAAACCATCCTTCATATTCCGACTGGAGCAAGCAGGACCACAAGGACGCCATGCACCTGCACCACAAGAGAGTAATGGAATTGGCCGGTAGAATGGGCAAAAAGAAAAAAAACAGCTTGACAAAAAGACTTTTGGCGCATCACAGCAATTCCGTCCACGGACACCACAAGTTAGGGGGTTAAATGGGAGACATACTTGTTCGGCAGAGCATGGAATTCATGGCTGCCAAAAATCCTTCTTCGGGACAATCCATCTCGATCAAGGATTTTGAATTAAAAAGATCTTTTGAAATCACAGACTACAATGAAACCGTTGGAGTGACCTTCGTTGTCGCTGACGGGACAACAGACCAGTCTTTGGGAATGGGAACGATTGCGCTTGGCAAGGCAATGGTGATCGAACCTGAATCCGATATAAACATTAAGGTTGTCAATGCGAACGGGACCAGTCAAGATATGGTTTTCAAGGCTGGATACCCAAGTATTTTGAACATGGAATTTACTGATGTTCTTGTGTCGAACAATTCAGGACAGGACATCAAGGGTAGATTCTTTGCAGTTGGAGACTGACAATGGCAGCAAGATCAAAAGTGACGGAGATAACAGAAGAGGCCCGGTGCATTGCAAAGAAATTTGGAATATCGGTCATATCAGGCGACCATGCTGGTGAAGCAGGATGTGTTCCGGTGTCTGGAGAGGATGTGACAATGACATGGCAGAGCGGAATAATGCGCCTGTTGTTATTGCAGATTGAACTATTAAGCAACATTCGTGAAGGCGAATCTCAACCATAAGGAGGCTACAATGGCCGTTAGAATGAGAATTAAATCACCATTTCCAACAGGATATAAAAACATAGTCCTAAGCGGCAAAGGCAGGTCGAGAGTAGCCGGAGCCAATGGAGTTTTGTTTGACAGGGTTCCATTTGAAGATCCGCATGAACTGACCGTCACCAAGGGATATGTTGACGTTCTGGTTGGCGAACCTTCAGATCCCAAGCCTGAACTAGATCTGGGCGGTGTATGGCAGTTGGCTGAAAATTCTGTTTCAGAGACATTCAATGGAAACACACTGGTCATATTGGAAAAAGTGGAGTGGGCAAGAAACAGGTACACATGAAAGGAATATTATGGGCAAGTCGCTTAAAGATTCCATTCAAAAGGCCAAGGCCATTTTGGGGGGAAAGGAAGAGGAAACACTTATGAAGGGTTGCCATGATGCAATGTATCATCATGCAATCCATTCCAAGGCAGCCGACAGGGCCGGGAAAAGAGATGCGGCCAAGGAACACATGTCGAAACTTCTGGAACATGCTGTCAGTCATGCCAAGAAAAAGAAAAATCCACATGACATGAAGTACGGCCTACAAAGGGCGGTCGATCATTTTTATGGCGATGCGAGTGATGAACTTGGCTGGGGAGATGATGCAGACAACCATGATGCAGTGAAACACTTCAAGGGAGGCGGTTGTTTCGTCCCGCATGGCAGCGACCATGTTGCAAACGGCAAGAAAAAGAAAATCAAGAAGTCTGCCCATGAGAGGGCGAAGGACTGGCTTCAGAAAAGCAGAGTGAGGAATTAATGCTTTACCTTGTATATTCGGTTTCCAAGAAGGGAAGAAAAAAGGAATACGGTGTCTATGACGAACCGGGACCGGCCATGAGGCAGCTTTCCGACTTGCGAAAGATGTTCAAGGATTCCGATGCAAAATTTGGAATATACAGGATAAAGGGCAGGGCAAGCATCAAGTACAGGCATCAAATGGTCATAAACAAATGCAGGAAGTTGAATGGCGGTTGAAGTTGTTTTTGAAATACCCAGAGAGATAGCCTACAACGCCACAATCAGGCGTCACTTGTGGAACGTGGGTTATTTCGTGAGAGATCTCTGGCTTGCAAGATCACCGTATGCAGGAGGTGGTTATGCAAGAGGTCTTACACTTGCGGGTTCGGTGAGCGTCAAGGGCAACAAGATACATGTATCCAATTTCTGCAAGCATGCTCAATATGTGGAATATGGCCACAGATCATTCAATATTGGTTTGGCAATGTTGAAAAACGGACGAAACGTGAAGGTGTCCAAGGACGGCAACCGATACAAGCGGGTGAAAATTGATCGTTCACCCACATCAAGGTACAGAAGGGAATCTGTTGCATCCTCGGTCAAACAGAAGTTTCAAAGGCTGGCTCCATTGGGAATGAGATTGCCGAGAATCGACAGGTACGGGCAGGCACCTGTCTATCCTCAGAGAAAATCCCTGATGAAGCCGATCAAGCCGGGAGCGCCGAGGAAAGGCCCGGAAGGAATCTTTACGGTTTCGGAACGTGCGATCAAAGAAGATCCCAGCAGATGGCTTGTCCCTGCCCTTGCAGGGAGATATCTTGCAAGGCAGGTTCAGGAAGAGGCAAGGCCGTTCGTCGTGCAGACCATGAGAGACATGGTGCAGGGCGAAAGGGCGAGACAGCAGAGACTGACAGGCAAAGAGCCTCGTTGGTACAAACAGAAAACGGCCAGAGGCGCAATCAGGACAGGCCCGGTCAGGAGAATATAATGGCATTTGTTTCAGCAGAACTTTTAATTGAATATGCGATCAGGATAGGCGTGGACGACATCATGAAAGATCCGTCCGTGATAGACAGCCTTTTCTTTGCAGATCCGCTTGCCAAGATGGGAAGGGATTTGACGCCTGAAAATCAGGCCGAGCCGGTCTATGAGCAGTTGATAATGGACATTTTTCAAAAGAGACTGCAGGAAATTCCAAGGCGTGGCAGTGAAAGCGGCCAAGAAAGCATATTCAAGAATTCCATTCCCACACTGCAAGAGATGAAGGATTATCTTGCTAGTGCGAACATCAACATTGTTCACGGTTTTCCGAGGGAATTGTCAGACCTGCCAGCGATATCGATTGTTTCAGGCAACGAGGACGAGGGGCAATATCTGGGAGTGCAGAGGGGTGTTGTGGATGATTCCGATGAAGCCTATGAGCTGATAGGTTCCGATGCGAATTTTACCTACAACATTACAATCATCACTCCAAATTATGATGAAACTGTTTTGTGGCATGCTTTCATCAAGTTTTCTCTTTTGAAGTACAGGCATGCCATAGAGGCGTATGGTTTCAGAAACCAGAACATGACATGGCTTGACCTTGAACCGGCTTCGCAATACTTGCAGTCCGGTCTTTTCGTCTACCAGAAAGCCTGTTTGTTGAGAGGCGAAAAAGAGGAATTCATACCAGTCAAAAAAGTGGGATACAGCGAACTGGCGTTTACAGTTTCCAATGACGGGCAACCAGTCGGAGGCGACCAGATTCTGCCGGAAGCAAACCCGGAGGAAATTGTACCTTGAAGTTTGAGTTTGAAGTGACAGAGGAAGAGAAACGACTCTTCGAGAAGATAGAAAGGATGGAAGCGGTCCACAATGAACTGGGGGCCAATCTCGGTGAATACAAGGACAACATCATGGAGTTCAGAAACGAATTTGTTAAACGCTTGGTAAAGAAGTACAAGATACAAAATCCAAGCCACATGCAATACGATTCCATATCCGGTAAAATCGTTTCGATATTTAACGAGAATGCAATTTCCCGTAAAATCATTCATAGGCCGCATGCATTTAAAATGCTGGCATCCAGTCGCATTATGGCGACAATAAAAGAACTATCAGACATCTATGATGCTGATAAATATGGCAGAGGTGACAGATGAGCATAAAGACAGTCGAAAAGAAAAAGAAAAAGTATCGTTATTACGGCAAGGAAAAACTGACCTCAGATGTTCTTGCCAACAAAAGCTTGCGGTCCTCAGATCCGAAAAAGATTCATGTGGATCTTTATTTGAGAGCCAAAAAGGTGAAGATTTGGGAACGTGGGGGTAAAATAGCATATGCCGAGAAGAAGGGCATGTCATTTGCCACCGAAAAAGAATTTGATGAATTGTTTAAATCATATTAGGGGGGATGAATCATGGGCCGTAGCGTGATTTTCCAAGGAACCAAGCTCGTAATACCGGATGCATACTCGTATCTGGATTTGACAAGACTATTGACACCCGTAAGCGGCGGGGTTGGAATTGTGGCGCTTGTCGGAGAGGCTGACGGTGGAGAACCCGGAATAACAGTTATTCCAGGCGGCGCATCTCCATCAATCGTGAAGGACACGTTCAAGTCTGGACCGCTGGCAGACATGACAAGAATTGCTCTCAGGTCGGGAAGCGACACCGTTGTTCAGGCCGGTGCCTCGACAGTTCTTTGCGCCAAGACCAACAACTCAACAATATCAACACTCAAGGCGGGAGGTCTTAATCCCGGTGCAGCACAGAGAACGATCATCACATGTGTTGCAGATTCTTCAGACAGTCTGCATCAGACATATTTTCCATACGACACCCCGACAGATTCAATGCTGTTCTGGTTCAATACCGGGGGCGGGGTTGCGCCTGTAGTGCCGGGAAGAACTGCATATGAGGTTGTAATTGCAACAGACGACACCGCACCAACGGTTGCCGCAGCACTTCAGGCGGCAATGGACGCAGTGGCGGGAGTTACAGCGACAGTCAGCACCGCAGATGTCACCGCATCAAATGATGACCTTGGCGCTGCAACAGAAACCGTTGACGGTGGCGTTCCAACAGGTTTTACATTTGTAACAGACGTATTGGGCGTGGATGTTGACAACGATGCATCGATAGTTCTCAATACCGCTCAGTATGGCGCATTCACTGCAAATTACACTGCAGAGATTGCAACCGTTTCAGGTGCCAAGTTTCTTACAGTTCGTGATGAAAACGGTGTGCCGGAAACATCAATAGGTGTTGGCTCCAAGTCTTATCTGAACCTTCAGTATACAGGTGATGCATCTACAGCACAGATGACATTGAGCTGGGTTGCTGGAGCCTTGAAATTGGCTGTCACTCTTGCTGGCGATCAGACAGATGGTTCCGCAGACATCGATCTCGATGTGACCGGATTGAAACTTGTCACTATTGCAAACCAGATTTCTGCACTGACAGGATACACCGCAACAGTAGAAGCGGCTGATGAACAGTTTGATGCAGTTGACCTCGACCTTGTTCTTTCAGCAGAAGATGTCAAGACAGCCATTTACGGGTTTGTCGCATCAATCAAGGAATTGCAGGATTGGGCCGAAACACAGTCCCAGCTTCTTTCCTCAATCGACAGGGGAACGGAAAACGAAGGCGACGAAGTGCCGGGAACACTTGCAACATCTGTTTTTTCAGGCGGTACAAGGGGAACAACATCGAATGCCGACGTTCAAGCAATATTGAATGAGCTTTTGAACTTCAGGACAAACATAGTTGTTCCGCTGTTCAGCTCCGACAGTCAGGACGGTTCGACAATTACAATCGAGGCGATCAATTCACAGGTAAAGGACCATGTGCAGTCAAGGTCATCCATTCTTGGCCGAAGTGAAGCGCAGTCGTTTGTCAGCATTGCTGGCGACAAGGACGCATTCATCGCAGAGTGTGCGAGAATGGGGTCAAGATATGTTGCGGTCACAAGCCAAAAGATCACAGATCTGGACATCGACGGTAATCTTGTCGAATTCCCAGAGTATGGTTTTGCCGTTGTCTGCGCTCAGACACAGGCGGGAAGTGCTATTGGAACGCCTCTTACCAACAAGGTTCTGCCGATATCGGGAATAAACCAGAATGTTTCTTGGAATCCCGTTGAAGATGGAGCAGAACTGGTCGAGAAAGGCGCTTTGATTGCATCTGCCGATGAAAACAACCAGCTTCGCATCGTCGCCGGTTACACTTCATGGCTGGGTGACGGCAACAACGCCAACATCTATATTGAAACAGTAGAAAGTTTCGCCATATTCTCATTCAACCACAGACAGTTCATGAAACAGAAGTTCGTCGGCGTTTCTGCATTCTCCGAGCAAGATGTCTTGGATGCGATTCAAGAATCTCTTGATGTTGAGAGGGATGTCACAAGGTCAATCAAGGGATACGATTTTTCACAGGTAAACCTGATATCGACAACAGGCGGAAGGCTCGAATATGAAGTGCCGGTTATACCTTGGGAAGGTATAAACTTCGTTCTTCCTATCGTTGTGGGCATCAGAGAGGGATAACCAAGAAAGGAGTTTGAAATGCCAGCATCACAAGTGTTTACTGGAGCAAGAGCCGTATTCAAGCTGGGTGGAAGCCCCGTTGGATATGCCCTTGGTGTCAATGGAACGACAAACATCAACTATCAGCCTTTGAATGTCCTTGGACATCTTGAAGTAATAGAACATGTCCCTGTTGCCTACACCGTTGAAATGAACGCCAATCTTTCAAGGCTTGGCTCACAAACAAGAATGAACGCAGGTGCCAGCTTTCCCGGTTTGAGGGAAGGAGGCGACAATGACGGTTCATTGACTTCTCCACAGATCATGCCAGCATTCGGCACCGATGGATTGAACATCATCAAGTCGGGCGAGTTGGCTGCGACCATTTATGATCGTGTAACCCAAAAGTCGCTTTACACCATCAAGGGTGTCAAGTGCAGTCAGAAGGGTTGGGATATAACTGCCGCCGGTGCGGTGGCTGAAAACTGCGTATTTGTCGCAAGAATATCTGTTGAAGACGGGGAAAACGACGGTACAATTGGTGACGTCGCAGCAGCATAAAAGAGGAATAGATGAAGATAGAACAGCATAAAGACATACTTTTCAGGCACGATTCGGACATGAAGGATGTCGGCATTTATTCGAGAAGGTTCAGAATCTATCGGAGAACGCCACGCCTTTCGGTCCAGATCGTGAACACCAAGAGCGGCCTTACTGGGGGCATGACACCGATAAACAAGAGCGAGGCTTTGTTGATCGACACCATTGGAACTATCTCGGTCCTTGCTGATCCCCTTGACCAAAAGGGAGAGCCGATCGGAGATTCTTCATGGATTGACGAGGTTCGAGACAACGAAATTCTTTTCGCCTTGTATGCAGAGGTAATCAAATACCAGAATTCATTTTATTCCACGGGAGAAAAGCCACATGCTGGATTGGGGGAAGACAAGTAATATTCCTTTCAAGTCCAGTCCCAAGGAAATATTCACAGCTCAGGAAGCCGACCGGGATGATTCTCAGTCGGTTTTTTCAAATTGGATTGACGGAATCAAGCAAAAGGCAAGGCAGAATCTTGATGACGGTTGGGAACGGGCAAGGATAGAGTACACTGCACGATTCAAGATTCCACGATATAATTCTTTCGACCTCTACACACCTGAAGAGGCTCTGCTTGAGCTTTGGGAACAACACTACTGGGAAAACCCGGACAGCTTGGATTTAAAGGGGATTATAAAAAAGGCCGACGAAAAAACCGGATATTTCTATTACCAGACCGGAGATCCCTTGATTGACGAGCTGGAGGAAGCATTTGGAAGAGGCGAAGTGCCTGACATGGAAAAGGCGTTTGCACACATAAAGGACGGACCTGATATTTTCGAGATGGAAACATTTCAAACTCAAAAAGGACAGGCTATTGCAGCGAGAACCAGATTTGAGGGGATGCAAACCAATGAAAAAGGAGAGACAATAACCGCTGCAGGAACAAAGGTCAAACATTGCGATTACTCCAGCGAAGAATGGATGAAAAATGCATTGGACGAAGATCCTGTCTTGAAAAAGATGGCTGAAAAAATGGGAGGATGAACATGCCCAAAAATGAAAACGATATTCCGATGGAAGAAATTTCATCTGCTGTTGAACAAACGAATACCAGTGTTCAAATATTAAACATGACATTGGATGACATGTCAGTAAAATTCGAGAAAATGACTGAACTCATGTCGATGCTCAGAGATCACAGTCGGGATGAAGTCAGGGAGATGTCGTTTTTCAAGGACTCCATCAGCAAGGCGGCTGAAGAGGCCAGAAAACTGTACGGCATATCCGTAGAGGGCATGGATGATTTCTCAGTCTCTCTCAAGGCCGCTGAAGATCGGCTGGGCAAGGCGAAGGAAGACGAAGAAAAGATCAATGAGAAAATAAAAGACGAATACAAGAAATCTTCAAAACTCAGAGAGGCCACGGACGGCAGGTTGAACAAGGAAAAGAAGAAACAGCTTCAGGAAATATTGAACACTGAAGAGGCCAGCGGTGCGAAGCTGAGAAAGCTTGCCAAGGAAGAGCTTTCACTGATTCACCAGAGGAACGTCAAGAACCGTGAGAATCTAAAATTGGCGAGGGATGAAAGGGATGTTTCCGAAAAACAGCTAAAGGCCCACCAAGATATATTCAAACTGGCGAAAGGCCGATTTGAACAGGAACAGAAGATAAGCAAGGCAAGGCGTTCCGACCTTGGACTGTTGGACATTGCCTCCAGTCTCAGGTTGCCCGGCGTGTCAACCGCAGCGCAGATTACCAGACATGTGCGTAGGGAAACGCCAGAGGGAGAGGGTGTCGGGCTTGGTGCAAAACTATTGGGCATGGGTCGTGGTGCGGCCATAGGAGGCGCTCTTGCGTTCGGAGGTGCTGCGACCATGCAGGGGTATCGGGCCTATCGAATGGCCCACCAAATGGCACCTCAGAGGCGCAGATTGATGGGCATGCTTGGTGCCGAGGGCGAACAGGCGTTCAGGGGCGAGGCATCCGGCAGGGAAATGGAGCAATTGGGATATGGCGCTCCAGAAAATGTGCAGTTCATGCAACAGTTCGCCAGGCAGGTCGGTGGTCGTGGAGCAAGACAGCAGATGATCGAGGCCACAAGGCTTGCAACCGGATTCGGATTGGAACGGGGCGAGTTGGGCGGTCAGGCCGAGGCCATGAGGATGAGCGGTGCGGCCATGCCCGGAAGGGAAGTGCAGAATCTTGAACAGGTCATGAGTGAAGGCGTCAAGGCGGGGATGGACAGGGCGAGGATAACCACCTTCACCCAGCAGGTCATCGGGTTGCAGGAACAAATCTTGCAGATATCAGGTGAAAACAATGCCAAGGCGATTGCAGAGGCAATGGGAAGCCTTTATCAGGGTTCAGGTCGGGGGGAATCGTTTTTCCGTGGGCCTGAGATGCAAGCGATCAGAAGCATCGACCAGATGATGAGGCAGGTTGGCCGTGGCGCTGGCGGTCCCGGTGCCGGAACACTTCTAAGGGCATTCGGATTTGCACCGGGAGGCCAAGAACCAGTGATTGAGGGCATCAACCAGATGAAGCCCGGCAAACGCTACTACGAGGCCATGAAATTCATGGAGGGCGGCCTGTTTGGAGGCGAACAGGATGAAGTGAAAGCGACAGATCGTGTCAGGCGGATAATAGATCAATATACCGCAGAATCAGGCGGTCGCACTGAGGTTGCCGATGTCAGAATGATGCGAGAACTGGGTGTCGGGCTAACCCAAATCGGGAAACTCAGGGAATTGATGGCATCCATTGACAAAGAGGGGAAGGTTTCATCCAAGCACCAGACGGAATTGAAAAAGATCATGGATGGAATGAAAGATCCTTCTCTCCGACTGCTTGAGGAACAGGCGAAACAGACAAATACCATATATGATTTTGCGACTAATGCCGACAAGGCATGGTTAAAGATTGAAGAGGCGATCACTGCATTGAACAAGACCACTGCCGATTCAGCCGAAAACATCATAGCGGCTTTTGGCGGGACCAGAGGAAAAACCGAGGGATTGGGTGTCGGAGAGGCGGTCATGGGCGTTGGGGCTGTCGCACTTCTCGGAAAGGCGGTGACAAAGATTCCGGGCATTGGAAAACTCGGAGAAATGGTCAAGGGAATGCTCCCTTCCTTCAGCACTTTGGGTAAAAACACTGATACAATTGCAAAGAAAATGGGCGGTGCGGCTTCCGCTACTGACAAATTCAGTGGCAATCTGTTGAAATGGGGAGGAAAGTTTCTTGGTGTGTCTGCTGCACTGGGAGCAGGTGTCGCCATTGGAACGGGCATCAACAAATTGATCGAGCAAGACGAGACAATGCAGAGGGAGAATGTCGAGGGTGGAAAATTCGACATGATTGAAAAAGGCATTGCATCCTTGTTTCAGATGCTTCCAAAAGAAATCGCATCTTCTATGGGTATAGAACAGATGTCTGAAGAAGATTTTCAAAGGCAATATGGAGAGACAGGGGAATCCAAAAAGAGAAGAGAGCGCATAAAAGAAGAAAGAGGTTTCGGAGGCGGTTTTCTCGGTTTCGATCCCGGCAAGATCAAGGAACAGGCTGTTCCCAAGGAAATAGAAGTGCCTCAGATGAAAAGATCGCCTGAAACCGTTCCGTCCATGCAGTCGGATGAACAGACAAGGCCGAGGACCGTTGAGAGAAAAACAGCGCAGACATCTGAAATGAAGATATCTGAAAGCCAGTTTCAACAATTGGCAAACCTTCTGAGGGGAGGAATAGAAAAATCAGACGAAATAAGAAATTCAATCGATGAAAGCAGATTCTCAAGAACAGGCAACATCGGAGGCCGAATAGGCGGGAGTTACGCATGAGCCTTTTTGATCAAGCAAAATCTCATTTGGACAAATTCACCAGTCCTTCACCGAAACAAATTCACGGCAGATATGTCAAGGAACAGCAGTCGGGTTGCGGAATCAGGATTTACCATCAACAGAGGGAATCCTACAACAACAGGACAAAGACCGACCTTTATTTTGAGATCAGGGATTGTCTGTCTTCCCGTTCAATCAGGGATGTGGGCGGTTCATTCTCTTTTACCCTGCTTCCAACTGCACCGTGGGATGAGATCATTCAGCCGGATGATTTTCTGCGGATATTCATGGGCGATCTGGTTTCATCAAAGCCTGATGACAGCAACGAAGCCTTTTACAACTTTGCATCTGGCGACTTGAAAATCAAATCGTCACCGTCGATCATTCCAAGCAAATCAAATTTGTCAATACCTGTTCCCGGTGCCGGGCCTTTGGTTTCAGGCGGAAAAATATCAAATCAGATGGAGCGTTCAGTTCCCGAAAGACTGATAATGTATGAACGCATGTTGGGAAAAGTTGACAGGATTGAAAAGATCACAAGGCGACCGGGAAGAGATCAGGGAACTGTTGTCGGTTATCAGGTGACAGGACGGAGCTTTGGAGCGATATTGCAGGATTTGTCCATATACTACAGTGAATTCATACCGGGAATGAATGCAATCAGTGCATGGTGGGGAACGCTCATCAAGGCCGACGACAAGAGGCCGGATGAAATGGTTTCAGAATTCTTGAACGCAATCCTGACATTGATACCAATGCCTCAATGGCAGTTGCCTCCAGCATTGATAGACGACCTGACAGATCCTTTGTCTTACAGGGCGACAATCGAAAACGTGACGAAAACGATTTTCAATGCATTGGACACGATCAGGGCAAGCCTTACAAGTGTAACCGGGATTGGCACTGCTACAGCATTTGCAAGATTGACAACACTAATAAATGACGCAAGAAACAACATCAACACCAGTCCATTGACGGTCATATCTTTGAAGGGCATCAAAAACACGCATGGAAGGATATTCGACAATTCATTCATGAACAATGTCAGCGGCGGTGCGTTGGACTTCATCAAGTATTTGAGCAATGCAGCCTTCAACGAATTCTGGATGGACCTTTGCCCTGATGGAGATCCTGAAAAAGGAAAGATTCTTTCATCCAGAAGCATTCCAACAGTGGTCATGAGGCAAAGGCCGTTTGATATTCCAGAAGAAATGGTTTCCGGCCTTTCTGAACACACAAGAAACTTTATGGGTGCCAAGTATGTTGAATTGGAACGTGTAAACATATCTGATGTTTCAAAGTCCATGCTCGACATAATAGACCAGTCGATAACCG